TGAAGATTTACAAGATGACGAACAAAACATAACTGATTCAAAATACCTAGAAGAATCTTTGAGACATTCTTCTAAAGCCCATTGGGTATTTGGATTTGATACTCATCCTGACTATCCCAACTCGGGCCCATGCCTAGGTATGAAGGGTATAAATAATATGGAAAGGGTTGTTAGTATTGGAGACGATATCGTTGGCCCGTGGTTTAGGACTCAAATTGCAGAAGGTATTATTAAACCCGAAGACGAAAAACATTCTTATTACATGTCGAGGATTGTCCCTTGGGAACAGGCTGCACATTCATTGACTGAACAAGGGTGTCAACCAAAGTTTATGGGTGGTAATCATTTTCACCCCAGCGGAGAAAGAATATATACTCCAAAGGAATTACAAAGGATTATGACTCTACCTGATGATTATAAATCAACAGGAGACTATAACGATAAAGGTGCAAGAATAGGATTAATGGTTGCACCACTTTGTCTTAAGACATTAGTGGAAAGTGTTTTAGGAAATATTTTGGAGAAGTATAATGTCAATTAGAACACACACGCCAACAGTCGACCATGGTTTTAAAGAAACTATGGAGAAGTATAACGGCCAGTGGTTAGACGGAAGTGAAATCACAGACCTCGTATCTACCGTGGGAACAGACCACGAGTTAACTAAAATTTATAAACCAGTATCTACACTTGGAGAGGAATCACCTTTACTTGCATGTGTTGTTAAGGGCATATACGAAGGTGAGAAGTTAGAAGAACTAAGAGCAACAGTTCAATCAATAGAAGAAGTATCTACACTTCGTGCAAATGCAGCTGGGCCTATTGATAAAGATGAAATGGCAAAGAAAGGTATGATCGAGGGAGTTCACTATAAATTAAGAACTGCAAACTCATACTATCCACTAAAGAAAAATGGTGAGTTCAATCGTATTGCAGAAGCCAATCCTATTCATTCTATTTTTATGGGGCATAAGAGAGGAAGATTTACAGGAATGATTGGTTTAAGTGGTTGGTCAAAACTAAAAAGAAACCAACAAAAATGGGAAAGCATGCAAGAGATAGCAGTTCTAAATGAACAAGCATTAAAATTAGGCGCACCTCATGTTTGGAAAAAACAAAGAGAATTTTGTGATACCAGTGTTGAAGAAAAATACTGGTTAAAAGGAGCTCCTTTTACTTCTATATCTGCAAACAAATATTCATATGTTGAAGGTGCTGGAAAAATGTCTGCACATGTTGACGGTGACGATGTAGATTTTGGAATGACAACAATGTGTGTATTCCGTTGTGGAGATTATGACGGTGCATATCTATCATTCCCAAGATACGGTATAGGAATTGATGCAGATGACGGCGATGTTATTATAGCAGATTCAAATGAATTACACGGTGTGACTCAAATTTCAGGTGACGGTGTTAGACATACATGTGTTGCATATTGTGGAAGTGATGTTGCAACGAAGGGCATAAGAGGTAAAACGGAAAATCCTATTGGTCATCACCACAGAGATAAACATGGAAGTTTAGATAGTTTCTTAGGAGAGTAATGCCAAAATTATTTAAAAAAGTATTTCAAGTGGTAGAAAATCCAAATGAGAAAGACGCTGGTATAGAAATAGTCAGTGGAGAGTTTGAAGGATTAGTGTATCAGTATGGTGATGTGCAGTTTGTTGACGGCAAACCACATTTAAATTTTCAACGAACAGTCCGTAGACTTCCTAACGATGAAAAATTGACTATGAAGGAACTACTAAATAATGACATATTAGAAAAGCTTATGGGAGATATCCTAGTGGAACTCCTAGAGGAACAAGTCGAGAGGGACAAAAAAGATGAACAGAGAAGTATTAAAGGAACAGATTAAGAGACACGAAGGAGAAGTCTTAGAAGTATATGAAGACTCTCTAGGATATCTTACACTTGGAGTAGGGCATCTGATAAAGAAGTCTGACCCCGAATATGGACAACCAGCAGGAACACCAGTTAGTCAAGAAGTAGTTGACATATATTATGATGATGACTTTGACAAACATGTAATTGAAGCAAAACACTTAGTATCAGATTTTGATACTCTACCCGAAAACATACAACATGTTTTAGTTAACATGACATTCAACTTGGGTGGGACGCGTCTAAGTAAATTTAAAAATATGCTTCATGCAGTTGAGATTAGAGACTGGAATGAAATGGCAGTTCAGATGGAAGATAGCCGTTGGTTTAGACAGGTAGGCCGTAGGTCTAAAGAATTACAAGAACAAGTTTTAGGAGTATAATGGATTTATTAAGAGCATTAGAAAAAAGATACGAAGGTGATATAGCAGCCGCAACTGCAAATATTGAAGTTTATCAATCAAACCCAGTAGGAATTGGAGAGCATCCTGATGTTGTCGCTGCAATGGATATGGAAGTTGCAAAACTAGCGGATGCAGAAGATAAACTACAAACAGTAAAAAACTTACTACATCCCGCAAAATCTACATTGACAGAATAGACTTTCCGTAGTATACTTATAGTATGGATTTTTATACAAATGTTTGTCGCACACGAGATAAGATTTTAGTCAAGGGATACAAAGGAAAGAAACAAGTAAAACTTTCCGTTGCATATCGTCCCAACCATTACATACCCTCAAAAAAAGGAGAAACAGCATTCCGTGCATTAGACGGAAGACCCCTTGAGGCAGTTAATCTTAACTCCATGGGTGGTGCAAGAAAGTTTCGAGAAAGATATAATACCGTTGAGGGATTTGAAATCCATGGATACGACAAATATATCTACACCTATATTGCAGATAAGTTTCAAGGTGATATAGAATTCAATCCAAAATTAATTAAGACTGCTTCACTCGATATTGAGTGTGAGTGTGAAGATGGATTTCCTGAGCCTATGATTGCAGGCGAGAAGGTTAATGCAATCACTATGAAACCATTTGGTAAAGCTCCAGTAGTATTTGGTATTGGTGAATGGAATCATGGTAAGAATTATGATTATCGTCCTTGCACAAATGAAGCAGACCTCTTAACACAGTTTATCAAATACTGGAGAAAGGAATCATTTGATATTATCACGGGTTGGAATGTAAACTCTTTTGATATAACTTATCTTTGTAATCGTATTGATAAAATTATTGGAGAGGATGAACATAAGAAATTATCTCCATGGGGAATGTCAGATGTTAGAGAATTCGTTTCACAAGGATATCAAAAGCAACAAGTATTCAATCTTTATGGGATTAATGTTCTTGATTATCTCGAGCTCTACAGGAAACATACATTCGTCAATCAAGAATCATACAAACTAGATCACATTGCACATGTTGAACTTGGTAAAGGTAAACTAGATTATTCAGAGTATGGAAATCTACACACACTTTATCGACAAGACTATGCAAAGTTTCTAGAATATAATGTTGTTGACGCTGTATTAGTTGAGGAACTAGAAGATAAACTTGGACTGATTGAGTTGGTTCAAACAATGTCTTATAATGCAAAATGTAATTACAATGATACATTTGGTATGGTTAAGTATTGGGAAACCATAATATACAACTTCTTAAAAGAACAGAATATACAAACACCACCACAGAAAATGCACAGAGAGAAGACAAGTCGTATCATAGGTGCATATGTTAAAGAACCATTAGTTGGTGGACATGACTGGGTTGTGAGTTTTGATTTAAATTCTCTATACCCACACATCATTATGCAACATAATATCTCACCCGAGAAAATGATTAAGGTTGCAAAAGAAGAAGTTACTATTAAGTCTTTGCTCAATAGAGAAGTTGACCTTAGTCATTTAAAGAAAGAGAATACTACTGTTTGCCCTAACGGTGCAAAGTTTACACGAAACCGACAAGGTTTTCTTCCCGAACTCATGGAGAAGTTCTATGACGAAAGGAAAGCTTGGAAGAAGAAAATGATTGACTATCAAATCGAATATCAACAGGCAGATAAACCAAGACGAAAAGAACTCGATACTCTTATCAAGAGAGCTCATAATAATCAGATGGTTCGAAAGATTGCACTCAATTCAGCATACGGAGCTCTTGCAAACCAATACTTTGCCTTCTTTAGTGTTGACCTCGCCGAAGCAATCACCACTAGCGGACAACTAATCATTCAATGGGCTGAGAAAACCATAAACGAATTCTTAAATGAAACTCTTGAAACTGATAATGAAGATTATGTAATTGCAATGGATACTGATTCACTTTATATTACCATGGATAAATTAGTTCAAAGGGTTCTTCCCGAAGAAACAAACAAGGTTAAGATTGTAGACTTTTTAAACAACTCCGAAGCTTTGATTGAGAAAGTTCTAGCTGACGGCTTTGACGAACTTGCAGAATATACAAATGCATATCAAAACAAAATGGAAATGGGCAGAGAGATTATTGCAGATCGTGGTATTTGGACTGCAAAGAAAAGATACATTCTTAATGTGCATGACAACGAGGGTGTAAGATTACAAACTCCTAAACTTAAAATGATGGGTATTGAGACTGCAAAGAGCTCAACACCACAATGGGTTAGAGGAAAACTCACAGAGGCTTTTCAAGTTGTTATGAATGGTGAGGAAACAGACTTGTGGGAGTTTGTTGAGAATGCCCGAAAAGAGTTTAGGAATTTACCACCCGAGGAAGTTGCATTTCCTAGAGGGTGTAAAGGATTAGTTCAGTATGCAGACCCTACGCACATCTATTCAAAAGGTACTCCGATTCATGTAAGAGGTTCTTTGTTATATAACCACCACCTTAAGAAGAAGAATATAGATAGAAGATACGAAATGGTTAAGAATGGTGAGAAGATACATTTCAGTTATTTGTCTACCCCTAATCCTATTAATGAGAATGTTATTGCATTCCTTAATGTATTACCTAGAGAATTAGATTTACACAGATTTATAGATTACGATATGCAATTTAATAAAGCATTCGTTGATCCTTTGAAAGTTGTTATTAGTTTAATTGGTTGGAATGTTGAACCAGTTGCTAGTCTCGATTCATTTTTTGGTAGCTAAATGACCTATATAGAGTATGGCCTATAGTAAAAAGGTGGTCGATAGGTTTGAGAATGTTCTCAACAACCCTCACAAACACGGTGTAGGTAGATTCGATCCAAATGACCCAAATGTTGCAACAGGTATGACAGGTGCCCCAGCTTGTGGCGATGTCATGAAACTCGATTTAAAAATTAATCCCGAAACAGATGTCATAGAAGATGTTAAGTTTAAAACTTATGGGTGTGGTAGTGCAATCGCTTCTTCCTCATTGTTTGTTGATATGTTAATGGGATTAACAATAGAACAAGCAAAACTTATCGAAGATAAGGACATTGCAACTAAACTAGAGCTCCCACCAATTAAACTTCACTGTTCAGTTCTTGCAGAAGATTCAATTTCACAAGCAGTAAAGGATTGGGAATCAAAAACCGAACATAGAAATCACAACAAAAGTAACCTATAATTCAAGAATATCCTAAATAAGGATATGTACGAATATAATGTAAATGTTACCCGCGTGGTTGATGGTGACACTGTTGATGTAGATATCGATTTAGGATTTGGAATGGTTTATAAAAAACAAAGAGTGAGGCTAAAGGGTATAGATACCCCTGAATCCCGCACACGAGATAAGGTCGAAAAGCTCTTTGGCAAGGCATCAAAATACCACTTACAATACCTGTTAGATGAACAGGATGTAACCCTTGTCTCTCATGATAAAGGGAAGTTTGGTAGAATTCTTGGTGAATTATTTGTTAAGCATGAAGCAAATTTAAGAGATGGTCATGTGAAAGGTAAAGTTAGTATAAATCAACAAATGATTGCAGACAACCATGCAGTTGATTATGCTGGTGGTAATAAAGAAGAAATCCAAGAACAACATTTA